AAAAGCCCAAGGATGTGCCTACATGGATATGTATGCAAGAAGAGGATGGAAAAAAGTGTTGAAAGAATATGAAGAAGATTGTATTTTGTTAAGAAAGAAACTATAACCATTTAATAAAAGGTTAATATGAAAGTATATACAGAAGTAAATTATGAGTTTAAGAATGGTGTTCTCGTAGAACAATCTTCTAAATCTTATAACTATACAGGTGAAGTATCACTCTGTAAAGGTGGTGGTGGGAATCCTGTAACTAAAGCTATAAATAAAGTTGTTGAAACAGTTAGTGATGTTGGTACAAGTGTTGGTACAACAGTACAAGATACCATATCCGCAATTAAAGACCCTGCTGGAACAATAAAAGGAGGACCGGGAGGTACATTAGGTCAGATAACAGATAAACTATATGGGGGTTCATTCAAAGACCTTGTAGAAGGCGCACAGGGTAAAGATACTGAAACTGAAGACGTAGCGGCTCCTGTACTATCGGCAGAAGAAGTTGACCCTGAAGCGGCATTAACTGCACAGAACAAAAAAAGGAAAGAATTGGCTGGTAGGGGTGCGGCAAATCTAACCGCAGGTCAATCTGCAACAATGCTAACTGGACCATAATAAAATGGCTGAAGAGCAACAAGGAAATGAGCTTGGTGCTATTATAGATAGACACCATGAGAAGTTAAAAAGCAACCGCAGGGTTTGGGAACGAGAATGGCAGGAAATGGCAGAATATGTCTTGCCGCATCGCTCCGACTTCACAACTACTCATTCAAGAGGTGATGATAGAATGGGGATGGCTTTTGAAGGAACTGCAATGCGTCTTCTTAAAAGGTTTGCATCCAATATCCATAATGTCTTTACTCCAATGGGGGCAGAATGGTTTAAGCTCACAACAGGAATTGCTGAATTAGATAAAAGCCGTAATGTTGCTCTCTGGATGGAAGAGGCATCTAAAATAGTAAAACATCATATATCAAGACCTGCATCTAATTTCCAAAGTGCAGTATTCCAATATTACTTGGAAGCAGGGTCTTTTGGGACTGGTATTATATTTGTTGAAGATAAAGCCGGATTTGGACCACGCTATCGTAATTTCCCGCTATCGGATTGTATATTGGGTAGCGGAAGTGAAATGGAAATTGATACTGTATTCAGGAATTATAAACAGACAGCAAAAGATTTAGTATCTAGGTTCGATCCAGAGACTCTTCCTGAACAAATAGTTGAAAAAGGGTTCGGACCAAAAATGCTTGATGAATATGATGTAGTACATGCAGTATTTCCTTCTTGGACAGCACAAAACTATCTGCCAAAAGGATTCCAGAAACCATTTGCTTCTATTCACTACTTAAAAGATATAAAACAAATATTGGCATTCGGCGGATATGAAGAAATGCCGTATATTTGTGCAAGATGGGAAAGATCAGATAGAGAAATATACGGTAGAGGTCCAACATGGGAAATAATGCCGGATATAAGACTTATTACTGAAATTGATAGAACATATTTAAAGGCTGTCCAGAAAGCGGTGTCTCCGCCTCTATTTGTGCCGGATTCTGGACTCTTAGACCCCCTAGATACTACCCCTGATGCAATAAATTATTATTCAGTCGGGCTAGGGGGTAAAGATGAAATATTTGAAGTACCAACAAGAGCAAGACCAGAGTATGCAGAGAAACTAACTGCAAAATGCACCTCTGCAATTAGGGAAGGATATTTCTTGGATTTACTTGAATTACCTGGACCAATTGCACCTGATGGTGATGTAATGCGCTTTTCTGCAACAGAAGTATCTGTACGAATGAGACAAAAAATGCCTATACTTGGGCCAATTCTTGCTCGTCAGGAAGCAGAATTTCTTGATCCGCTTATCAGAAGAACGGTTAATATACTTATGAGATCATACCAACTACCTGAAATGCCACAAGAAATGCAGAATCAATATAAAATAGAATATATTAATCCTGTTTCTATTTCAATGAGATCAGGCGAAATAAGTTCAATGAATCAGTTATTTGAAATGATTATGCCACTTGCACAGATAGACCAGACAATACCAATGTATTTTAATACTCAGCAAATCCTTAAAAATACTGCTGAAGTCCTGCAAATACCAACGTCTAATCTTAGGACACAAGAAGAAGTGGAACAAATGATTGCAGAACAACAGAAACAAAAAGAACAACAAGAACAATTGCAACAGGCACAGGTTGCAGGTCAATTGAATGAATCAATGGCAAAAGCTGAAGCACTTAGATCAGAAGCCGCATGATTTCACGCTGGTTACAGGAAAAAGAAAAACGTAAACGATTTAAAGAGGTTTTTAGTGGAGAAGAAGGACAGGATGTGTTGGCAACTTTGTCAAATGCACATTTTGTTTTTAGAACATCTCATGCTAATGACCCTTATACATCTGCATGGCAGGAAGGCCAAAGAACTGTAGTGATGGAGATTATTAATCTTGTTGGTGCAAATTTGGAAGCCATAAGAAAAAGAATTGACATGCAGGAACAGGCTCGCGCAGAAAGACGAGCATAACCTTAACAACAATTAATTATGTCAGAAGAAGCAATGGCTCCTGAAGATTCAGGACAAGCTGATAGTGGCGAATCTTCGGCTTTAATATTTAATGCATCCACTATGCCGGAAGGTTTAAGGGATGAACCTAGTCTCCAAACATTTGACTCTGTAGATAAACTCGCCAAGTCCTACGTTAATGCAGTCAAAATGATAGGAGGAAACCCGGACAATCTCATCTCTCTTCCGCAAGAAGGGGAAAGTTGGGAAAGTTTTTATAATCAACTCGGAAGACCGGAACGTGCAGACGGTTATGATTTTGGCGAAGATGATGAGGGAGTTCTTGATGGTTACAAGCAATTCTCACATGAAAATGGTTTTAGCCAAGAACAAGCTGAAAATATTCTAGGTCTTTATAATGAAATTCAGGAGGAAGAATCTGATGCACATGAGCAAAGTATTAAAGATTTGGAAGTCCAGACAACCATTAATCTGCAACGTGACTGGGGCAGGAATTATGATGGTAATATGGACTATGCCAAAAGAGCTTATGCACAGTTCGCATCTCCAGAATTGTCTGAGGTTTTGGATAATACAGGTCTTGGCAATCATCCTGAGATGATCAAGGCTTTTTCAAAAATAGGACAAATGCTAGGAGAAGAAGCACTTGCGGTAGGTACAGGTTTAGGTAAAACCCAAATATCTCCGCAGATGGCGCAGGAAGAGATTCAGTCTCTTTATTCTGATAAGGATTTTTCTAAGTCTTATCGTGATAATCGTGATCCTAATCACCAAACTGCAATGAAAAAAATGGATAGGCTATTTAAAACAGCATATCCTTCACAACAAAGAGTAAGATAGTTTCACATCCTACATAGTGTAGGAACAGCCGAACAAGAGATAATAAGCAGACAAGCACTTGCCCTGCTGAACATTCTCTTGAGACCCTTTATGGACAATCTCTAGGTTAGAGTGAGTTTTAATCATGCACATATTGTGTATGAGATTTCTATAAAAGGTACAACATGGCTAATTTTTATGACATTGAAACGTCTTATATACATCGCTATTCTGCTGATGTATTACATGCGCTTCAACAAAAAACAACACGGTTACGGAATTTTGTAACCAACAAGCCAAACTGTCAAGGTGTTGCCGAGTTCATTGATAAGATCGGAACTAACGAAGCACTTGATAAAGTTGCACGTTTTGCAGATTCGCCAGTACAGGCAATATCCCATCAACGTAGGAGAGTATCGGCACAGCCTAAAAATGCCGGATTCTTTGTAGAGGGCTTTGATACACGACGTATGAATTACGATGTGTTTCAGCCTTATGCAGAAGCTACGTCAATGGCTATGGCTCGTAAGATGGATTCTGTAATCGTTGATGCCGCCTTTGGTTCAGCTTATGAATCAGATGGTGGTGTTATGGACGGTGCAACCGAGATAGTTTGGAATTCCTCTAATTTCCCGAATCAGTTTATTGATGTCGATTTGCAAATTGGTACTGCAACTGTTGATTATAGTGGTATTGATAATGCCGCAGGTAATCGCAGAAGTTTATCAATTGACAAACTGTTGAAGGCTCGCAGGATTCTTTCTGAAAATGAAGCAGATCAATATGATGAAGGTGGCAATCCGCTATATTTCATTGTCTGTTCTGCGGCACAGATTGAATCACTATTGCATTCCTCAACAATCCAAAGCATAGATTATAATAATATCCGTGCATTGGTTGAAGGACAAACCAATTACTATGCAGGGTTCCAGTTTATACGCTACGAAAGTATGCCTACAACTGGTTCTTCTGATACGCTGACAGAAAAAGTGTTAGCATTTCATCCGCAAGGGTTGGTATTCTGTTCTTGGGAAGAACCGATAACTGAAATTGAAAGACGTTCTGACAAATCTTTTGTTCCGTATGCATATTTTGAAATGGATATTGGAGCAACTAGGGTTTGGGAAGAGATGGTTATTCAAATTGATTGTTTCGTAACTGCTTAACCTAACACATGAAAGGACAATATGGCTGATCAATATGCTGTAAATCACAAGAAACGATTCGTTACTGTTCCTGCGAAGCTGACTGATGTCGCTGACCAAGGGGGTAGAATGCGGATGTTATATGATAAATTCACATTTACATCGCCGAGTATTGCGATGGCAATAGATGACACAATATCCTTTGGTAAACTGCCTCCCGGAGCAAAAGTATGGGATGCAACTTTACATCAATCCGCAACACTAGGTTCAAGTTGCCAGTTGGGTTTAGGATATACTGGTTCAGCAGTAGCATTTTTAGCAAATGCTGTTGCTACAGGAGCAGGAACTCGTTACATGAGGGAAGCAGTAAGTAATATTACTCAAGCCCCTGTAACAATTACTTCAGAAGTTACTGTATTTGCTACATTAACTGCGGCGGTAAGTTCATCTACTGCGGCATTTGTTGAAGTAAGAATTTATTATACAGTTGATTAATAACAATCGGGGGTTGGGTAACTGGCCCCC